CCCGCCGAGGTGGACCGCTGGCAGGCCGAGGTGAATTTCCGCGCTGTGCAGCTGATCTTTAAGCCAGACACGGTGGAAATTCACCCCGAAAAAGCCCCAGCGGCCTTCATGGTGGCCAAGTACGGGGGGTTTATGCGGCGCATTTTTACCCAAAAAACAATCATTTTCATTTCTGCCAAAGGCGCAACGGCCAGAGTTTAACCCACCCCAACCCCGAAAATTTGACCAAGGAGACAAAAAATGACCCACTCAGAACCCACACTACCAAAAAACACCCAAGACCTATCCCTTACCTATCTGGCGGCCAACCATGGGTATTCTATACCAGAGATAGAGCATGCCATATCACACTACGGATGGTGCGCCTTCCTGTTCGAGTCAATAGCCCAATGGGCCTTTTATGCCCTAACACGCACCCGTGAGGCCCTTAACCCTGCACCACAAGAGGCATAAGCCATGGCCAAATCCCAGACCTTCATCACCGTCAAAAGCAATTTGGATGATGTTTTAAAACAGTTTGATCAACTCACCACCCAGATGAAAGGCAAGGCTCTTGCCCGCGCTATGAAGCGCACAGGGGAACGCTCTCGGACCATCATGACCCGCGAGGTACGCAAGGACTACAACGTGGCAGCAAGGGATATCAAGGCCACGATACGCATCAAGCGCAACACCACACGCAACATCATCGGGATCATCCTGGAATCAAAAGGAAGCCGATTGCCTTTCGCCTATTTCGCGCCCAGACAAACCGCCCAAGGCACCACGGTCAAGATCAAGAAAGCCCGCAAGATGATCCCCTCAGCCTTCCTAACCACCCTGCAATCCAAACAAGCCGTGGCCAAGCGTGAGGGCAAGGCAAGGCTGCCCATCCAACAACTCTACACCATCTCCATCCCTGAGATGCTCAGTGCCAAGTCAGTGAACGAAGCCGTGCTGAAAGCCATTGGCGAGGAGCTATCCCCACGCATCCTTGCCGAGCTTAACTACCAATTGCTGAGGGCCACAGGCAAGGTGCCAGCCCCCCGAGCCTACAGGTGACCCCCATGCTCCCCCACACAATTCACGGGTCCTACCCAGAGGTTGACCCGCGCCTCGGTAACCAGCGCGAAAAAAATTTAGCCAGTGGATTCAAGGGTGGTTAAAGGTATGACCTTGGTTTCACAGGCAGAATTCGCAGCTATGATGGGCGTGTCGTCGCCAGCGGTGTTAAAGGCCATCAAAGCGGGGCGGGTGAAATCGTGGAAAGAGGTGGGCGGCAAGGTTCGGATTGACGCGGAAAAGGCCAAGGCGGAATGGATCGCTAACACGCAAAAGCGCACCCCGATTCAGGAAGAGATGCGGGGGGTGCAGGGCCCTAGCATCAATCAAAGCCGCACCATTTTGGAGGCCTATCGGGCCAAGATGGCCAAAGTGGACTATGACGAAAAGGTTGGGACGCTGGTGTTGGCGGATACCGTTAAGAAACAAGCCTTTGCCAGCGCAAGAGAGGCGCGGGACCGATTGATGAATATCCCCGACCGCGTAGCGGGGCTGGTGGCGGCGGAAAGCAGCGAGCGTGCGTGCCATGAGATTTTGATGCAGGAAATTAGGGCAGTGTGTGACGAATTGTCACGGGCTGGGGACGATAAGGGGGCGTTATGATGCAAGATGGGGCGGTTTTGTATGATGAATTTTACCGTGAAGGGTGGCGGCCTGATCCTGATTTGACGGTGTCGCAGTGGGCGGATACCTACCGCTTTTTGTCCAGCAAGGGGGCCAGTGAGGCGGGTCCGTGGCGAACGTCTCGGACCCCGTACCTGAAAGACCCTATGGACGATCTTTCGCCGTCAAGCCCTGTGCAGCGGGTGGTTTTGATGTTTGCCAGTCAGACCGGAAAAACGGAAACGGGGAATAACTGGCTGGGCTACATCATGCACTTTGCCCCCGGCCCCATTCTGGCAGTGCAGCCCACGGTGGATATGGCCAAGCGGCTATCCAAACAGCGGATCGCCCCTATGATTGACGAAACGCCAGCCTTGCGCGGGTTGGTGTCGGCCCCACGGGCGCGGGATGCCAGCAACACGATGCTGGTGAAAGAGTTTCGGGGCGGGTTTTTGATTATGACGGGGTCCAATTCGGCCAGCGCGTTGTCATCCATGCCGGTGCGGTATCTGTTTTTGGATGAAGTGGACCGTTACCCTGCCGACGTGGAAGAGGAAGGCGACCCTGTGTTGCTGGCAGAGCGACGCACCAACACCTTTTCACGGCGGAAAATCCTGCTGACATCGACCCCCACAATCAAGGGCCTTTCGCGTATTGAAACGGAATTTAAAGCCAGCGATCAGCGGTTTTATTTTGTGCCCTGCCCCCATTGCGGTCACGAACAGGCCTTGGTTTGGAAGGGGATTAAGTGGCACAAAGAAAACACCCGCGATGTTTGGTACGAATGCGGTGGATGCGCGGGCCGGATCGAGGAACATCACAAAACCGCTATGTTGGCGGCGGGGCATTGGCGGGCCACAGCAGAGGCGGAAAGCCACAAGACAGTGGGGTATCATCTGAATGCCCTGTACTGCCCCGTGGGTTGGCGGTCTTGGGCGGATATTGTGGGGGAATTTTTGGATGCCAAGAGCAACCGCGAGCGTCTGAAAACGTGGGTCAACACCGTGCTGGCAGAATCGTTTGATGATGAGTACACGTCGGTTTTGGATTCTGACAATCTGGCCAGCCGGTGTGAATTTTACGACCCCATGACGGCCCCCGAGCCAGTGTGTCTGGCCACGGCGGGGGTGGACGTGCAGGACGATCGTCTGGCGGTGGTGATTCGGGGCTGGGGCGCGGGGGAACAATCGTGGCTGATTTACCACACCGAGATTTACGGCGACCCCGCCCTGTCCAACGTGTGGGTCCAATTGAAATCCCTGCTACAGTCCCCGATCCAGCACGAACTGGGGGCGACCCTGACCCCCCGCATTGTGGCCATTGACAGCGGTGGACACCACACGCAGCAAGTGTATGCCTTTTGCCGAGATCACAAAAGGACCCTTGGGGCCGTGGCGATCAAGGGGCAATCGCAAGCGGGCAAGTCCCCCGTGGGTCGGCCTGTGAAAGTGGATTTGAACTACAAGGGGCAGGCGATCAAAAAGGGGGCGGAGCTGTATCCGGTGGGATCCGATACCATAAAAAGCACCATTTACGCCCGCCTGAAATCCGCAGAGGGCGAGGGACAATATCATTTTTATCATGGGGTTGGGCCAGAGTATTTTAAACAGCTGACGTCAGAAAGACAGATCATTCGTTACCGCAACGGGTATGCAAAAAAAGAATGGACAAAAAAAAGCACGGACCGCAACGAGGCGTTGGATTGCTTTGATGAAAAAACAGAGGTGTTGACAAAGCAAGGCTGGAAGTTTTGGCCAGAGGTTACAGAGGATGACTTGTTGGCCACGGTGAATAAACAAACAGACCTTATCGAGTATCAAAAGCCAATCCATTTAATATCAAAGCCTTACAATGGAAAAATGATCACATTCAAAAGCAATAGGCTCGATGTGTGTGTTACGCCGAATCACCGCATGTGGGCTTGCCGTGTGAGGAATGTAGACAAGAAAAAGCAGTGGGTAGAGGATAAAGAATTGATCCCAGCCAGTGAGGTCAAAGCATTTATGGCATTGAAAACAAACGCCTCTTGGGTTGGTTCAGATGAGGATATCATTATTCCTGCTTTTTACAAAAAAGATGGAATGCTTATTGACGCTGAAAAAACGGTAAACAGGAAAGACTTCGCGGCTTTTTTGGGATGGTACCTATCAGAGGGATGCCATTACAAAGCCCCCAAAACTGCCAAAAATAAATACCAGCACAAAATTTCAATAGCTCAAGTTGTGCCCCACAAGGTGGAAATTTTAGGGGCGTTATTGTCGAAATTGCCTTTTAATTTTAATAGGCAAAAAACGGGCTATGCCTGCACTCAAGGCCAATTGTATACTTTTTTGAGGCCATACAAAAACCGTGAATGGGACATTTCTGTCCCGCAATGGCTGCATGATTCGAGCCCTGATGTTATCAATGCTTTCTTGGACGCTTATATCATGGGGGATGGGTGGACTGATAATTTTGGCCATAGAATCATTGCCACAACATGCCAAAAAACAGCAGGCGACCTTCAGGCCCTGTTTCTCAAGGTTGGGAAAAATGCCCGCATAACTGTGCGAAAGAAGGAGTCGCTTAATGGTGGCATAATCAGAGGAATAAAGATTGCCGCAAAAAGAGACCAGTACCACGTCAGTGAGATTAGAACGAAGAGGGCCTATTTATACGGCGCGGGCATGAAATCGTGCATCGGAGAAACAGAGTATGATGGCCTTGTGTATTGCGCCACCGTGCCCAACGATACCTTAATCACACGGAGAAACGGAAAAATGATTGTTACGGGCAACTGCGAGGTCTACGCCTACGCCGCCCTGCACGTTTTGTACATGCACGCGGATCGGACCCAGATTTGGAAGGTCTTTGCGGATCGTTTGCAGCCCAAGGCTGAGGCCACTGTTGCTGCCCCATCGTCGGCACCTGCCCCGACAAAGACCACACGCGCACCGGCCATCCACACGCGGCGCAGTGCGTTTACGGATCGGGTGTTGGGGCGGTAAAAAAAACCTTTGCGAGCAAAAGATTTTTTGTGTAAGGATAACACAACGGGCTTGAAACATCCGAAGAATAACTGGGTAGGCACTAACCAAAAAAAGTGCTATTCATGGCCAATATTGGCCGGAGGCTAGTGGTATGTCCAGGGGGAAACCCTAAAGCTGCTAGGCCTAAGTTATTCTAGGTGTTTCAACTCCGGCTTTAAAACCCGATGAAACAAGGAATAACTTATGACCAACGTAATCCAACTTAAAGAAAAACTACAGTTTCAAAAAACCCCTCTTGAAATTTACAGCATGAATGGGGCCAACTGGCTGCAATCCCGTGACCTAGCAATCGCCTTGGGCTACAAAAACGAACTAAGCGTTACAAAAATTTTTGAACGTAACCAAGACGAGTTTACTCAAGAGATGACCTGCAAGGTCAAATTGACCTCTCAGGGTCAAAAGCGTGAAGTGCGCGTCTTTTCCCCCCGTGGTTGTTATCTGGTTGCGATGTTCTCCCAAACCAAAATAGCAAAAGCATTTCGCAAGTGGGTGTTGGACGTTTTGGAAACCTACGGACGGGACGCGAAGCCCCAACAGGAAATCACCCCCCCGACCTTCTACGCCAAGACGATGTTGGCGGATGGGACGGACAGCGAGGTTGCCACGCGCAATCAGGTGAAGCATTTGATCGGTCGGGCCACAAGGATGCTGGGGATTTTGGAGCGTATCGAAACCCTGATTTCCAGCGCAGAGGAACGGTCCATGAATCACAGTGTTTACTTGGATGTCATAGAAAGTCGGGTAAAAAGCGTGGACGAGAAAATCCGTGTTTTTGCGGTGGATTCGGACAGCCTCTCATCGGCGGATTGGATTCTGGGCCACAGCATCGACACCATGATGAAACACAAGTCCTACAAGGA